GTTTCAAGTGAACTTCGTAACGACTTCTTATGTAATCTTGTATACAGTTTAAAAGGTAACACCCTAGTCTTATTCCAGTTTGTAGAGAAGCATGGTGCAGTTCTACAGAAAAAGATGTTCCCTCGTTTGGGAGATAAGTTGCACTATGTATATGGTGGTACAGATGTAATAGACAGGGAAGCAGTCAGAGGGTTAGTAGAGAAAGCAAATGACAATGTCATACTAGCATCATACGGAACCTTCTCAACTGGTGTGAACATTAAGAAGATAGACAACATTGTTTTTGCATCCCCATCAAAGAGTCGAATTAGAAACCTTCAATCGATAGGTAGAGGACTTCGTAAGGCCGACGGTAAAGATTCCATGAGGTTGTTTGATATATCAGACGACTTACAATGTGAGAATCATACGCTGAACCACCTTAGAGAACGTATAAATATATACAACGAAGAGAACTTTACATACGAGATAAGGCAGTTTGACTTAAAATGACAAGACCCTCAGATTTAACACCACAAAAGTACGAAGTTATTAAACTAAAGACTGGTAGTGAACTTGTAGGCATGGTTAGAGATACCCATGTTGGATTGGAAATAACCTTACCTATGATATGCCAACTCACAGTTCAAAACTTAACTCAGACTCTTGCTACGTTTTATCCGTATGCACCTTTGAGTGAAGACTCTATTGTTTTAATACCAGCAACAGAAGTATTACATAGGAGTGATATGAACCAACAGTTCATACCTTTCTATGATGAAGCTTCTAGTCGTTGGTTAGAAATGGTAGAACAGGGAACCATCCCTCTTACTAATAAGAAAATTGGTATTGAAGACGTACAAAGAAAATACATGAATAAAGTAATGGAATCTTTGATTGAAAATGATGATGACCTCTTAGAGGATTTTGATTATGATATCGACGACGACAGAATTATTCATTAGGATTTTAATTTGTATACATAGTACCGTATAATTTTGGTTTATATCATATTATACATGACTTTTATAATAACCTATAGGAAAACCATGTCCACAGCAACTTACATTGCGAAGAGCATGGTACGAAAAGCTAGAGAAGTTTCAATCTTTGAATGTAAAGTTTGTGACACTATCGAATTTCTAGTGCTGTTGACTCTTCCTTTCGCATTACCAGTATTGATTATCGTCGCTACAGTAGCATAATGATAAGAAATAAACTAAATGTTTTACGAGATACGGTAGAGACTTTATGTCTCTGCCTAATCTTTATCATCTCAATTTTGGGGATTATGCCAAGTGTCTGATATCCAATTTCTATTGACAGCATTGTCAATGCAAGCTTTAATCATTGCAGTAATCTATTCAATCAGAGTCCGTAAATGAAATACACTTTAATGATTGTATTCTTTATGGGATGGATGTTAATGGATAGAGAGCCTGGAGCTCTTCGAGCAGTCAGAGAGTTGGAACAATTCAAAATGGTATGTAAAGCTCTATGAAAGATGCATGGGGAAAACCTAAACAATCCGTATTCGATTTGACTGATTTAAAACAGGGTGATTTAACTTACCTAAATAATACTGTGAAAGACGCGACAGACAAAGAAGCAAATGATTGGTTAGAAGAAGACTTCTTCATGTCAATGAAATTCGACCCCTTGGTAATGTTCGTCGTAATTCCTACCTTAATACAAATAACAGTAATGGGAATGATGTTTATGATGTTTGCAGTCATCAATCTAGGAACTAATCTACCTACTAGCTAAGTATATCCCCCTTGGGACATATTCATTTTATCACACTTTTCTCATATGTCTATAGGCTTTTAAAACTAAATGGCTTTTATTATAACAGAACCATGCATTGGATGTAAATACACAGATTGTGTAGAGATATGTCCAGTAGATTGTTTCTATGAAGCAGATGACATGTTAGTTATCCATCCCGACGAATGTATTGATTGTGGTCTATGTGTTGCAGAGTGTCCAGTAGATGCTATATTCTCAGAAGATGAAGTCCCCAAGAATCAAATTCATTACATAGAAATCAATGCAAGACTATCCGAAGTATCCCCCAACATTACTCAAATGAATTAATTGAGAAAGCCACTTACAATACCAGTTAAAACAGGTATAATGTATACATGACTACTAAAAAAGACCCAAAGAAAGCAGAACATTACGTCAATAACAAAGAGTTTACAGCTGCTGTTGCAGAGTATAATAATTTGGTAAAGGCAGAACTTCTCGAAGGAAACATCAAACCACGTATGACTGAATACATTGGTGAGTGCATCTATAAGATTGCAACCCGATTATCCACTCGACCAAATTTCATCAACTATACTTACCGTGACGAAATGATTTGTGATGCAATCGAAAATTGTATTCAATACATCGGTAACTTCAACGTTGAAAAATCAAGTAATGCATTTGCATATGTTACTCAGATTTGTTACTACGCTTTCTTGAGAAGGATTCAGAAGGAAAAGAAGCAGGTCTATATTAAACAGAAACAAATTATGGAATCATCCCTTACTATGGATTCATTCTCTACTATCGATGGTCAACATGACCCCACCCTTACAAACTCAAACGTTGAATGGATGCAAGAGAATATGAACCGTGTTGAGTATGAACCACGTAAATCAAAATCCAAAAAAGCAAAAGAGAAAAAGTCACTAGAAAAATTCGAAGAACCGACTGAATGAAAATAGCTATTCTAAATGACACCCATTGTGGTGTCCGTTCAGACATGGTTGAGATGTCCAAGTACCAAGGACGTTTTTATGAAGAAGTTTTCTTCCCATATCTAGACGAACATAATATCAAACAGATTATCCACATGGGTGATTACTTTGATAGACGTAAGTATGTAAACTTTGCATCGATGAAAGCAAACATCGAACACTTTGTAAACCCACTTAACGAAAGGGGAATCAAGATGGACTTGATTCTAGGTAACCATGATACATATTATAAGAACACAAATGATGTTAACTCACCCGAGTTACTTCTTTACAATCAACCTAATATTACCGTATACGCCGACCCTATTGTAAAGGATTACGATGACTTCCCAATTGCATTAGTCCCATGGATTAACAATGATAACTATGCAGACATGGTAGAATTCATGCAGACGGCAGCTGCTACACACTGTATGGGACATTTCGAGATAGAAGGTGCATTACTATTACCTAACATGACGTGTCAACACGGACTCGACATATCCTACCTCAAGAGGTTTGAACAGGTATACAGTGGTCACTTCCATCACAAATCAGAAGTAAAGAACTGCAGATACTTAGGTTCACAAATGGAATTCACTTGGTCAGATTATAATGACAAGAAGTACTTCCACATTTTTGATACAGAAACAAAAGAACTTACACCAGTACACAACCCTTTAACTATGTTCGAGAAGGGATACTATGATGATGGTAAGATAGAAACGTTCGAAGCCTTAAACGATATTGACTACTCAAGATTTGAGGGTAAATTTGTAAAGGTTATTGTTGTTAATAAAGACAATCCTTATTGGTTTGACTCATACCTAGACAAGGTACATGCATCTAACCCGATACATGTTGCAGTTGTAGATGATAACAAACACATGGATTTCTTTGACGATGATGAAATCGAAGGTGTCGACGATACCCTAACCATATTATCCAAGTATGTTGATGGGTTAGAAATACAAGGTAAGAAAGAGAAACTCGACGAGATTATGAAGACCTTATATAATGAAGCATTGGATGAACACACTTACCTATGATAAATTTTACAAAAGTACGATGGAAGAACTTACTTTCATCGGGTAATAAATTTACTGAAATACAATTAGACTCACATCAAACTACCCTTATCTTAGGAGAGAATGGTGCTGGTAAGTCCACACTATTAGATGCATTATGTTTCGGATTGTATGGACGTGGATTTAGAAATCTAAAAAAAGAACTACTCATTAATAGTATCAACGAGAAAGCTATGGTCGTTGAGGTGTTCTTTTATATTGGTAAAAGAGAATACAAAATAATCCGTGGTATCAAACCAAACATCTTTGAACTGTATGTCGATGACGTATTTGTAAACCAAGATGCAACAGTAAGAGACTACCAAGACCATCTAGAACGTAACATTCTAAAGATGTCTTATCGCTCATTTACACAGGTTGCAATCCTAGGTTCTGCCAACTTCACACCCTTTATGCAATTGAGAGCAAAGGATAGAAGGAAACTGGTAGAAGACTTACTTGATATAAACATCTTTACAACCATGATGCAACTACTTCGTAAGAAGAAAGCTGCTCATCAAATTGACTTGAAGGATACCCAACATCAAGTTGAAATTCTAGAAGAAAGACTCAGTGGCTTAAACGAACAAGTTAAAGTGATGACTGAGAATAGAATGCAAAAGATTACCCAGTTCCAAGAAACCATTATTGATACCAATAAAAATATCGGTGAGCTTTTAGAAGTCATAGATAGTAATACCACAGAAATTAATACTATTCAGTTGACAATTTCTGATAGAGATTCCATCAATAAGAAGTTGAAAGACTTACAAGATGTGGAAAAGCAACTCACGAATGCACGTAATAAAGCATTGAAAGAAGTTGAGTTTTATGAAGAGAACGACGAATGTCCAACATGCAAACAGGGGTTAGATGAGGAACATAAGAAAGAACATCTCAAATCAAAGAGTACGAAGGCAACGGAGATTGCTTCTGCGCTCAAACAGATTGAAGAAGGATTATGGAATTGTTCAAACCGTATCATTGAAATCTGTGACATCCAACACGGCATCGACCAAATACAAAGACAAGTAGGGTTACATCAAACTGAAATTCTATCTAATCAAAAGTACATTCAAAAGATTAGTGAAGAGATAGAAACCTTAAAGGTAGAGACCACAGGTGGTTCAGACGTACATGAAAGAATTACTGAAGGTGAAGACCAGTTAGATATCCTACACACCAAAAACAAATCCTTAATAGACAAAACACATTACTATGAGATTGCAACCATGCTTCTCAGAGACCAAGGTGTTAAAGAGAAGATTATTAAACAGTACGTTCCTATCATGAACAAGCTTATTAATAAGTATCTAGCACAACTTGAGTTCTATGTTGGGTTTGAATTGGACGAATCATTCGATGAAACAATTAAATCAAGATTCCGTGACGTATTCAAATACGAAAACTTTTCTCAAGGTGAGAAGATGAGAATCGACCTTGCACTACTATTCACATGGAGAAGTGTTGCAAGAATGAAGAACAGTGTGAACACTAATCTACTTATTTTAGATGAAGTATTTGACTCATCTCTAGACGTTACAGGTACAGATGAATTTTTAAAGCTGTTAAACACCTTGACAGATGGAGTAAATGCATTTATCATTAGTCATAAAGGAGATACATTATATGATAAGTTCAGTAATGTGTTAAGATTTGAGAAGTACAAAAACTTCTCTAGACTAGCAGAATAGGATAAATAGTATTATGAAATCATTCAACGAATTACTCGACCCCAAACTTGAGGATATCAGACTAGATATTCCTTCACTCGACGAAGCATTAGAAGTCAATGACCTACCTTCGGAAGTAATAGATGGGTTGACGATTGAGAAGCATAAGAAATCTAATACTAAGACTACAGTTTTTGTTGTTAAGACACAGGACAGAGATGCTGATAGAGATGAGATGGAAAAGAAATTAAGGAATGCAGATATTACTGCAGAAGTTAAAGGAAGTTCTCTATCAAGTTTTGACCCTATCTTTATCCCATCATTGAATGGAGACCGTGCAATCATCATGTTTAAACCCAAGAGTGGTGGCATGAATGAGACAACACTGAATTCAAGTATCACAGAACTCTTCCCTTGCATTGCATGGGAAAAACGTTACAAACCTAAGTCGGTACCATCATTCTATGAGTGGATACTTACACAGGACGTTGACAAGTTAAAATGTGTTGGTGCTTCAGACAAACAATCAGCAAAAGATTTCATTGCACAAGCAGAAGAGTCATCCAAGTTTACAGAGAAGGTTGAGAATGCAATAGGTATTACAAAGTATATCTATGATGAGATGAAAGAAAAATCAATCAAGAGTGTCTTTTGGGGGTACCGTGCAAAACCAGCTGGAGTCCCACCCAAACATCCAGGCGATATCTTTTTACAATTTACAGATGGAGCTCTCTTAGGAACCTCTCTTAAAGCAGGTGGTAAGAAAACTTCAGAACCAAAACTTAACACATATGTGAATCCAGTATTCCAAGCATTTTCAAGTGGTAAAGATGTTAAGAAACTATCACTAGACTTACATAAGAAAGTATACTCAAAGATTGAAGGTATGCCTTCTTCTGCAACGTATGATAGTAAAGATAGAAAGACTACACAACAAGTTCTAAAGGACTTAGATAAAAATAACAACAAACAATATGAAGAGTACTACAATCAAGTACTAGAGATAGTCCGTCAATCACTGATAGACCTATTCAATAAGAATGGGAAACAAGGTGGCAAATCATTTGACTATATAAAGAAAGAAATTTTACGTGAAGCCCCAGGCGTTCCAACCAAAGTTATTAAAGGAATTGGTTCCACGTATGAGCAGGTTACAGATGATGATGAACTCGGAGTATTTTTACCAGTAGTTAAGTTCATTAAAGCAGAAGCTTCTAAATCATCAAAACAAAATTGGTTTATACATCTTGCATCGAAAGATACAACGTATACCATGCAGATGTCAGTGAGGACTAACAAGGCAGGACATGCTGGACTTAAGAAACTCGGGCAATATTATAACCTTGCCGTTAAATATAACGGTCTACTTAAGAAATAAATATGTATCAATTGATAGAAGAAGCCTCAAAGGTTTTAAGAACCCCACCACAAACTTTCGACTTTGAAAAAAGAACGGATGCAGAAGAAATAGAAAAAGCATTGTCAGATGCAATGGGTAGATTCGGTGGAATAGGTTTGAGTGCAAACCAAGTAGGACTGGATGCAAGAGTCTTTGTAATGAAATCTCAAGACCAAGGAAATGTATGTTTCTTTAATCCCGAGATAACAAAGATATCCCAAGAAACAGATTTGATGAAAGAAGGTTGCTTATCGTTCCCCGATATGTACCTTATGATTAAACGTGCAAAGATGATAGAACTAAAATATCAGACTGCACAAGGTGAAGAAATAGTTATAAGTCTAGATGGACTCGCATCAAGATGTGTTCAACATGAAGTTGACCATCTTAATGGTATCATCTTTTTACAACGTGCTTCAAAATTGAAACTAGACCGTGCATTGAAATCACGACCTAAAGAAAAAGCTAAGAGAATAGAGTATGAGAAACGACAAGCACTTGCCAAATACATCCAAAGTGTATCAGCCGATAAGTCTTCAGAACATGTTGAGTCCACAAGACTGCAAGAGTCTGATAACGTATCATCTAAAGCATAAACATCTAAGAACAATTGGTGACGGTACAGATTACCGTGCTATTGATTACGTTCACATAAAAACCCCATGGGTTCGTGATTGTATTAGACGTGCAGCTCAGCAATGTACATCCGAAATATACAAAGAAACAGGACAACATTTCTATCCCGAAATGATTGCACTTAACGAATGGGAAATTGGTGGAGTACAAAAACCACACTACGATACCTATTCTAATTCAGAGATTAATGAAAATGCAGTTCCCGAGAAAGGAAACTCTAGAGAATGGACGTGCATCCTTTATTTAAACGACAATTTCCGTGGTGGAACAACTTATTTTCCACCCAGTGACACCTTCCCAATAGGCCATGAGCATCCCATAGAGACCGCTGGGGGTCTTCTATTCCAAGGTCTATACCTTGAACATGGCGTACAAACTGTGAGAAGGGGCTCGAGACACACCATTTCAATGTGGTTCACAGATATCGAGGACAGAATCCTAGTCGACGAACGTCTAAACCTAGACGAAAACCAACACCAAATCCGAGAAAGAAACTCCCACATCCTTCGCTAATCATGCCTTGACGATGCCTCTGGCTTTTTGTTATACTATGTATATAATGAAAAATCAAAGAGGAACAAATATGACTATTCAAGAAATCTGTATGAAACTTACTGCTGTAAACATCAGCAAGTTATCAAAGTACACTGGTGCCGAGGGTGTTTCCATGACGGAATATGCAACTGCACTTTTAAGGAGTCAGTCATAATGTGGGATGAGTGGTTAGAAGAGTACGAACAAGTACAGTGGAAACAGAACGGTGACTACTACAATGGTTACCTCAAAGAAATTCATGACGACCATCTAGTCGTCAAGATTACATCAATCAACCACGAGTATGATTGGAACCTTAAACAAAAATATCCTAAAGTGTTAATCCCTTCAACTTCATATGATAACATCGAGTTAGAAATGTGGACAGACGGAAGAGGATGTGACAACTCTGCAATCGGAACAAGTGGTCACTACGAATCATACACTACCTACTTAAAGGTCGCTGCATAATGAAACATCAAAAATTCTTAATAGTATTGTCTTGGATTGAAAGTGACCTTGGTGTCAAACTTACTAAGGAAAATATTGTTCAACACTATAGACAGGTTATGAATTATCCAAATATTGGAAAGGTATATTTCAATCAACTTAGAACACATTTGGATACTGTATAATGAATACTTATTTAAAAGAGATTACAGATTGGGGTGAATACCCATGCAAGAACCACACTTACATAGTAAACAAAGCTTTACAGTTAGTTGGTTATATCAAACAAGGAACCACTGAAGAAATCATCTTCAAGTCTCCAATGAAACAATTCTCAAAATCAAGACGAAAATTTATTACAATCTAAGCCTTGACAATGCATCAGCTATTTTGATATACTATAGTCTGAATCGGGAAACAAATTAATTATGACAAATACTAGAAACCAAAAAGACCAACTTGCAAAGTTAATGGCGACTGAGAACATTACTATTGTTCACAAACCAATACCTACTGCATACTTCGATGTCAAGAATAGGATACTTGCTTGTCCTACTTTCAAAGAAGGAATTAGTAATGAACTTTATGACTTGTTCATGGGTCACGAAGTTGGTCATGCATTGAACACACCTTACGAGGGTCTTCATAATGCATTGACTAAAAACAAAACTCTTAAAGGTTACCTTAACGTTGTTGAGGATGTCAGAATTGAGAAAGCAATCAAACTAAAATTTCAAGGACTAAGAAAATCTTTCTACACTGCATACAATGAGTTGATGGAAAAGGACTTCTTCGGAATTGCAAAAAGAGACTTACAGGAACTTTCAATAATTGATAAGATTAATCTTATTACTAAGTGTGGTTCAAGAATTACAATCAACCTAACAAAAGAAGAACAAGTATTCCTAGACATGGCAGAAGCTTGTCAGACTTGGGAAGACGTTGTGGTTTGTGCAACTGCTATCTATGAGTGGTCTAAAGAAAACGAGACAAGAACTGAAGACGACGAAGCATTAGTTCCTCAGACTTACATTCCTTCCGAGGGAGACGACGACGAAGACCAAGAAGAAGGTGACGAGTCAACTGGTTCTGAAGAGTGGAACGATGATACTTCAGACTCAGAAGAAGAAGACGAAGACGATAGTGAAGACAACCTGCCAGAAGCACCCGAGTACGGTGACGGTGGTGATGATTCAGATGACACCGATGAAGACGATGACGAGTCAGAAGAAGAAGGTAGAAAATCTACTGGTGGTAAAGAGGGTAGTCAAGGTACTGCCGAAGACTTCGACGATGCTCAAGGAGCAAGGGAATCAATCACTGAACATAATGCACATAACAATGAAGAGATGTTTCAAGAAGACACTCCAACATGGAGAACTCAAATAAACTTAAGAGAAGTTTTCAAAAAGAAATCAAATGTTGATTTAGTTATCGGTCATGATAAAGTTCTTGCTGACTGGGATACTTTTTGGGTCAAAGAAAACAAGTCGAAATCAGATTACAGAGCAGAGTTCACTTCTAAGAAACTTAGAGACAAGAACAAGAAACTTGTTATGCACATGGCAAAAGAATTTGAAATGAGACAGACTGCAATGAGAAGTGTTAAAGCTTTCAGTGGTAAAACTGGAAAGTTAGACATGAACAAACTTGCAAAGTATCAAATCGTCGATGACGTTTTCAAAAGAGTTACTTACTTGCCAGATGGACAAAATCATGGTGTGAATGTTTTACTTGATTGGAGTGGTTCAATTGGTAACAGTTGTGCTGACTTATTAGAACAAACAATTATCCTTTCAGAATTCTGTAGAGCGACTAACATCCCTCACAGAATCTACTTGTTCTCAGATGCATATGCAGCGGAAGAAGAATACACTTACGGTACCGACGCAGGAAACCTTGTAGAAATATTCTCTAACGAAATGAACAACAAAAAATATACAAAGATGATGAAGAACGTTGCAGCTCTTTGGAACAATCACTTCCTAGGAAAGTTTGGATGGAGAAGTTCTGAGAAGACTATTGCAAAACATAATGAGTTTTACAATGACTCTGAGTTACTACTTGACGAGAATGAGTACTACGTTCACTTCAACACTGGTTGCAGACCTGTCAATTACAGATTAGGTGGCACTCCTCTGAACCATTGTTTAGTTGCAATGAGAAAGTTACTGCCTGAGTTCAACACTGCATACAGTATCGAGAAGTCAATCTTAACAGTTATCACAGATGGTTACTCACACTCTTCTCCACTTCTTAATGATGGGGATAGAGATGAGAAATACGACTGGGCAAAAGCACAAGGAATAGATTCTTGGGATATGAATGAGATGACAGAAATCATTGACCCTTACGATAACAAAGTATTTCCTTATCAAGAAATTCAGAGAAGTAACAGATACAGTGCAAGATACAGCAATGACTTCAAAAAGACTCAGAACCTTTTGTCTTGGTTGTCAAAAACTTGTAACGTTACTGTCACTGGTTACTTCTGCCTAGACAAGAAAGCAGACATGATGGACATCATGCAATACACAGAACATAAAGATACAGTTTACCATAACGACAGAGCTCTTTGGATGGAGATTAGAAAAAACGGATTGGTTGTTGAGGCTCACGGATACGGAAAATTATTCTTGACTGCAACCTCATCGTTATCGGCTGAAGGTTCAGACGAACTGTCCGACGAATTGTTCGATGCCAAGAAGTCAAAAGTCATGGCAGCTTTCAAAAGAAATCAGAGAGCAAAAACTACATCAAGATTTTTAACAAATGAATTTATCAAGGAGATATCATAATGAATAGAGACCCACTTAGAGTAGACGAGGCGTATTACATAAACCACCAATCAGACTATTCCAAATTTGCAGATGCAGTTATGGATGTTGGGCCTGCCCCATGTACATTCCATGATTGTCCAAAGATACAAGAATGTAAGTCTGAAGAAAAGGAATGCTTTGCATTCAGAATATGGGTCAACAAAGGTGAGAACTATTTGACCGAAAGAAACAAGAAGGGCGTTGTGAAATGCTTAGAGAAAATGGGAACTAGATTCGAGTCGCTAAAGTAGCCTTGACAATGCCCCCAGCTTTTTGTTATTATATACATGATGAGAAAACAAATTGAAAGACAAGGAGACTATATGACAAATTCAATTGATGTTAACGGTAAGAAATTTTCTTACACACCCGACAGGGCTGAGTTTTTGGGAGAACTCGTTACGAAATTCCCTAACCAAACTTCCTTTGGAAGGAAAGAAATCAAAGATGCCTTTGATGGATATTTCCCTTCATGGATAAAATCCTCGAAGTATGACTTCAAAGAAACCCAAGAGACTGGGCCTTTGTTGTACAACCTTCAAGCAGTTATCACTGGTTATAACGGTGGGTATTCAGATGATGTTCCAGTTGCAGTTTCTACAAAGGCTGCTCCAATTACATCAATTGCTTCCCCAAGTAATATGCCAGTTGCAGCTCAAACAGAGTCAGTCAATCTACTCGACGATGGTGTTAAAATCATCCCCGAGATTATGTCTAACTATGTTCCTTTCGGACATTTCAAAGATGTCAAGAACATTATCAAATCCAAATTGTTCTTTCCAGTATTCGTTACTGGTCTGAGTGGTAATGGTAAAACGTTAATGATAGAACAAACTTGTGCTCAATTGAAGAGAGAACTTTACAGAGTTAACATTACTATCGAGACCGATGAGGACGACCTAATGGGTGGTCACACTTTGCAGAATGGTAACGTCATCTTTAGAGAAGGCCCAGTTATCAAAGCAATGAGAAAAGGTGCCGTGTTACTTCTTGACGAAGTGGACTTAGGTTCTAACAAGTTGATGTGTCTACAATCAGTTCTAGAAGGTAAAGGTTACCTTATTAAGAAGACTGGTGAGTGGGTTTCACCTACTGCTGGGTTTACAGTTCTTGCAACTGCAAACACTAAAGGTCAAGGTTCAGACGATGGAAAGTTCATTGGAACTCAAATCATGAACGAAGCGATGTTGGAAAGGTTTGCAATTACGATGCAACAAGAATATCCACCAGTGAAAATTGAGAAGACAATCCTTACAAAAGAGATGGGTCTTACTGGTGAAGTTGACACAGAGTTCTGTGAGAAACTTGTTGACTGGGCTGACATCATTAGAAAAACATATTACGAAGGTGGTATCGACGATGTTGTTACGACTAGAAGACTTGTTCACATTGTCAATGCATTCAGAATGTTCAATGACAAACTCAAGTCAATTACAATGTGTATCTCTAGGTTCGACGAAGAAACTAGAAACAGTATTCTTGACCTCTACTCCAAGATTGATGCAGGCATCGACTTGAATGCAGAAAGTTCAGAAAACACTATTGACCAATCGGACTACTAGGAGTATACTAGTATCATGTATTGGAATAAAACTATTAAGACTGTAGACTACAAATACAATGAAGGAGAACTCTTAAAGGAGTTCACTTCATATGTTGACTCGACTTACGACCAACATTATAGTCTTAACAAATATCAAGCAACAGAGTTTATCATGGACGCAGGTCACGGTGAAGGATTCTGTGTTGGGAATATTATGAAATATGCCCAGAGATATGGGAAAAAGGGTGGGAAGAATCGTGCCGACCTATTGAAGGTAATCCATTATGGATTCCTTGCCCTTAACAACCACGATAAATTATTGCTCGAGGAATCGGGCTACAAAAAGGAGACTAACTAGTGATGAAAATTAGTAATGATACAAAAGATGTTCTAAAGAACTTCTCGACTATAAACTCGGGCATTCGAGTCAAAACAGGCAACAAACTGGAAACTATTTCCAATATGAAAAACATTCTTGCAGTTGCAACTGTGTCTGAGGAATTCCCTCAAGACTTCAGTATATACAACTTGCCAGAATTCTTAGGTGCAACATCCTTAATGGATGACCCCGACTTCCAATTCAATGCTTCGTCATTGTCTGTGGCAGATAACAATTCCTCTCTCGCATATTTCTATGCAGCGGAAGGTATGGTGACTGCACCCGACAAGATGATAACTATGCCAGAGGCAGAGATTGAATTCAAAGTAACATCCACATTGTTAGGTGACTTGAAGAAAGCAGCTGCAGTTCTAGGTGTTAATGATTTAGTTCTTAAGTCAGATGGTACAGTCGTAACATTAGTTGTTACAGATAAGAAGAGTCCTTCTTCTAATACGTTCTCAAGAATCGTAGAAGCAGAGAGTGATGGTACATCTTATGAAATGAATTTCAAGATGGAGAATCTTAAAATTCTAGACGGTAACTATGATGTTCAAGTATCATCAAAAGGTATATCTCATTTCAATAATGTAGATGTAGAACTTGAGTACTTTATTGCACTGGAGCCAGACAGCAAATACAATGCCTAACCTATATATTAATAGTGTGAATATTGTGCCAGTCTCTGCAATATACGCGGGAGTAGACTTCACTCATCAATGGGTTGTCTGCACTGCAAACTCGGTGGGGGGTTTGCTCCTATGAATGAATTTCTCTATGTAGAAAAGTATCGTCCTCAAACAATTGAGGACACCATACTACCAAAAGAACTTAAAGAAACCTTTAAGGAATTTGTAAAGCAGGGAGAGATACCTAACCTATTATTGTGTGGGTCAGCAGGTGTTGGTAAAACAACGGTTGCAAAAGCATTGTGTAATGAACTCGATGCAGACTTTATAGTAATCAACGGTTCCGATGAAGGACGTTTGATTGACACACTCAGAACAAAGATTAAGAACTTTGCATCTTCGGTTTCATTATCGGGTGGTGCAAAGGTCGTTATCTTAGACGAAGCAGATTACATATCTGCAGACTCAGTTCAACCAGCTTTGAGAAACTTCATAGAAGAGTTCTCGTCCAATTGTAGATTTATCTTTACATGTAATTACAAGAATAGAATTATTCCACCATTACATTCTAGAACTACAGTTATAGATTTTTCAATAACACCAACACAAAGACCTCAACTTGCACAACAGATGTTGTCAAGATGTAAGAACATTTGTGAGATAGAAAAGATTGAGGCAGACCCTAAAGTCCTTGCAGAATTAATCATGAAGTTCTTCCCCGATTTCCGTAGATGTCTCAATG